TGGCATCGGTCTTGCCGAGCTTGGCGATCTCGTTAGCGATCTTCTGCTCGGTCTGGATCTCGCGCAGGATATCGTCCATCGAGGCGCCGAGCGGGGCGCTCATGAGCGCGGCCAGCGCCTTCTGCGCGGCCGCGGCTTCCTGCTGGAGCTCGGTGATGTTCTCGCCGATGCGATCTCGCTGGGTGCTCTTGCCGACCGCGAATTTCGAGCCCGGAGGCGCGCCTGGCGGCTTGGCGGGCGCCGGCGGCGGCGTCTTGGAATCGACCCACTTCTGATAGACGGCATAGGCCGCCTGGTACTGGACGCGGATGTCCTCGACGGCCTGCTGCTGCGCGGCGATCGCCGACGGCAGAGCACCGGTATTCTTCAGGATCGTGACCTTGTCCTGCGCGGCGCCGAGCTTGGTCGACATCTTCTCGAGCTCGTCGAGGGCACGCGCCTGGGCGTCATAGCCGGCAAGCCGGCTGCCGCCTGCGCCGCTCATCAGGTTCAACACCTCCATCATCGCGTCCATCGCATAGCGATGGGTGTTGATGAGCGCCAGGCTGTCGGAAATCTCCTTCATCTGCGCGGCGACGAAGGACAGGCCCTTGGCCTCGATCGGCGCGGCGAACTGCGCCCACAGCACGGCGATCTTCGCCTTGGACTGGTCCGACTGGTCCTGAATCTCGTGCAGGGTGGCGACGACTTCGGAGCTCATCATCTGGCCGGCACGCTGTGCCCCATCCGTCAGAGAACCGACACCTTGGGCGACTTCCTTTAGGAAGGGCGCTGTCTGCGTCGCCGAGTGGCCGAACAGAATCAACGAATTGGCAGCGGCAACCGAGCCGCTGCTCTGGTTGGTCAAACTGAGTGCGCTCTCCTGCAGGATATCGTTGAAGTCGCGGATATTGCCTTGGGAATCGAGGATCGGGACGTTCAACGCCTTGAAGGCATCGGCCGCAGCCTTATCGCCGTTGGCCGCCTGGCCGATGGCAGCGTTGAATCGGGCCAGCCATTCCTGACCCTGCTGCAGGCTCACGCTGACCGTGCGCATACCGTATTGGTAAGCCTGCATCTGCGTCGTGGTGATGCGTAGCGCCTCGGACTGCTCAACCAAGGCTGCCGCCTGTTTGGTGACGGCGTCGTTGTACTCCAGCAATTGCCGTCCCAACTCGACGACGCCCAGCGCTTCGATCGCTGTCTTGAGCTGGCCCATCATGGTCGCCGACTCTCTCGACGAGGCATTCATCGAATCGAGCGTCACCTGGGCGTTGCGCAGGTTGCCGACGAGCTGCTGGAACGCCGGGCCGCTGAGATCCTGCGCGGAGATGACGAGGTCGAGACGCGGACCGGCAACCATGTCTCCCTCCTCTCCGTCTTCAATCGGTCTTGTTGCGTTCGACGTAGGTCGCGAGCGTCAGGTAGAACTCGCAGACCGGCATGGTATCGAGGTCGCCGATCCGGCAGCGCAGGCGATCGGCGAGGCCGGCGCGCTGGCGGATATGATCGCGCTCGATCTTCAGCCGGTCGTCTAGGCTTTTGGGCCTTCGGCGCCCTCCTCGTCGGCGGCGGCGACGAGATCGGCATCGAGGCAGGCCATGATCTTGTGGCCCAACCGCTCGACGACGGCGGGATCGACCATCGAGGCGAGCTCGTCGCGCTCGACGTCGCCCTGGAAGAGAGGCTTGCCCTCGCCGTCCTGCGCCTTGACCATGACGATGTCGAGGAAGGTCCTCTGGCGCAGCCGCGGATCGGTGCCGAAGACCTGGTCCTTCTCGCCGAGGGTCCACGGCCCCCAATAGACCGTCAGGTCGATATCGGGGAGCTTGAAGCGCCAGCGCTTCAGGCGGGTCGCCGCCCAATGGGCGATGAGCTTGTCGACGGCGCGCATGCAATGAGGCCTCTAGAACGTGCGTAAGGGGAGCTGTGCGGGCTCTCGCGGTTGGTTACAACCGCTGCCGCCCGCCCGGTCTTACCCGCAACTAGTTGCGGGTAAGGTCACCATCGATGGTGATGGTGAAATCGCGGGTGATCTTCGAGCCCACGCTACCCTTCTCGCCGAGCTTGGTGACGAAGCCCGCGCCGGACCAGTATTTCTTGGCCACGGTCGTACCCTCCTCCTGCAGCTTGTAGTTGACCAACGCTCCCGTCAGGTGCGCAGTGACCAGCGCTTCCTGCCCGGCGGTATCCGTCGGATCGTAGTTGCAGGTGACGCCGATGGTGCCGCCATACTGTCCCGGCAGCGCGTTGCGCGAATTGCCGCTCTTCATGAAGGAGGCGTCGTCGGCCGACACGTCGGTGTCGAGGGTCCAGTCCGTCACCTCGCTGATGTCGCTCGATGTGGCGATCGTCACCTTGCCGTTCTTGCCATGGATGCGCATGGGCCGTCCTTTCCTAGACCTTCGTGTCCGGTGAACCCGCGGGCGTCGTGAAGACGACGCGGTATGTGAGTTTTATGGAGCCGCGGCGCTTCTCGCCGCCCGACTCGGTCGCGATGGCCGTCGAGACCAGCTCGAGGCGATCGACGAGGGCTTTCAAACCGGCTGCCTTCAGGAGCGCCGGCTCGACCGCGAGGGCGATATCGTCGAGCGTGTCGTCGGGATCGATGCCGGCGGTGCGGCAGATGCCCTCGACGGTCACGCGCTCGTCGCGCTCGAGCGGAATGTCGGCATCGGACGACGCCATGGAATCGTAGGCCGAATTGCCGACCGGATCGCCGCCATGGGCGTAGACCAGCAGCGCCGGCAGCGATGCGTCCTCGGTCGGCCAGCTGCGGCCCTTGAAGACATTGCTGCCGGTCAGAGGCAGCCCGCGCAGCGCCACGACGAAGGCGTCGCGGATCTGACGGCGCAGATGAGCGGCCATCAGGATTTCCCGTCGGCGGCGAGTTCGAGATCGAGGCGGACCATGCCGGTGCCGTCCGGCAATACGGCGCGCGCGACGTATCGCGTCGATCCTATCCGCACCCCGTCGCCCTGAACGAAGCCGTCAAGCAGATCGGTCTCGCGACAGATGAAGAACGGCGCCCGGTCGATGGCTCCAACGTCGGAAGCATTGCCGAATATGGAAGCCCCATTCGATAGAATGCCATCCACCGAATCGGACACGACATCCCCGTGGGTCAGGACAACGCTCGCGCCGAATTCCTCGGGATCGAGGAATGCGGCCCGATCGTCGTCGTCTTCGACCGTCATCGGCGGTCAGGCGACGACGGTATCGATGAAGAAGCCGAGGTCGTTGGCGACCACGACTTCCTTGACCGACTCGGCGACACGCACGCGCTGGCCGCCGCGGACGCTGATCCTGCCGTCCGGCTGGGCACCGGCGATGCGGGTACCGTACTGGAAGGTCCCGCCATAGCTCGGCACGTTGGTCGACGCGCCGCCCTGGGCGTAGAGCGAGTCGAGATAGAGGAGCGCGCAGCTCTTGCCCCAGATGCGACCGTAGGAGGCGGTCTGGCCGCGATTGGCGGTGTTCTTCATGCCCGCGCCAATCAGCACGTCCTTGAGTTCGAACAGCGCCGCGATCTGGGCCGCGGAGGCGATGCCGGCGTCACCGGCATTGCCGTGGACGGCCTTCACGATCTTGGGGTGCTGCGACAGCTTGGTGAAGGCCGCGCGACCGATGACCATCGTGTTCGGCCGGATCAATGGCGTGTCGAGCGCCGCCGTGATGTCGCCGATCGGATCGGAGTCGGCGTAATCGGACCACTGCTGACTCCCGGAGAGGGATTCCGACTGCCCCGACGCATAGTTCCCTGCACTGAAGACGATGCCGGCCACGCGGATCTCGCGGTCGAGCATGATCAGGTTGGTGAGGCTCTGCGTCGAGAAGGCCGTCAGGTCGATGCCCTGGCTGGACGCCTGGTCGATGTCGGCCTGCGGCAGCGGATCGTCGAGACCGTAGTCGAGCGTGGTCGCCGGCGTCTCGGTGGCCGTGAACTCGAGCTCGGCGGGCGCGCCCCGGCGGCCAACCGCGGTGTTCGGGACGGTGAACTGCTCGGCCTTGGTCCAGACCTTGTAGTTGAAGGTCTGGCGCGTCAGCACCGGGTTCACGCGCGGCAGCACGCGATCGGCGATGTAGTCCTGGTTCTGGTAGGCGATGGCGATCCCGGTCAGGACCGGATCGATGGGAAACGGAGCGATGCTCATGGAGGGCCTCAGGGTTAGAAGGGGTTACTCATGAAAACTCCGGCCAAAGGCCGGAGTGAAAGTGCGCGCGGCTCAGTGCGCCAAGGGGCGGACGGGCGCGGTTATCAGCCCTGGACGCTGCCGGGACTCAGCAGCACACCGACGATGTCGCCGGCGTTCGCCGTCTTCATCGCGATGCCTGCCACGCGGTTGTCGTTGCCCGTGGTCGGCGCTGCCGCCACGGCGGCACCGTTCGCGTCGGAGGTCACGAGGCCGCCGCGGGTCAGGCCGCCGGTGCCGACGACAACGTCGGCGATGCGGTCGAGCTGGACGTCGACCCTCTCGCCGTTCTTGGCCCCGCTCGGCTGGATGCACACGCCGACGATGAGGTCGGTCGCCGCCGCGGCATGCACCACGGTGTCGTCGGCCGAGAACTTGACAAGGGAGTTGGCCGGGATGTCGGCGCCGGCGGTGAAGGTCTTGACGAGACCGATATGCATGGAAGTCTCCGGAGAAAGGGTTGCGGGAAAATTGGCGATGCCGGTGGGCGCGCCGGTCAGGCCGCCTTGAGGCGCGCCGACACGATGGCGCCGGCCTGAGCCGCGCTCAGCGTCTCGCCGCGATCCCCAGCGGCCTTGATCTCCTTGGAGATCTCCTTGGCGATCTGGGCAGCGTCGAGTTCGACCGTGCCGTTGGCGCCGGTGGTCGACGCCCCATTGCCGATGGCACCGGGCTGCTCGGCCTTCATGTCAGCGAGGCGCTGCGGCGCGGCGGCCTTCAGCTCGGTCAGGATGCGCGCGGCCGCCTGGTCGGGCGTCGTCTTGCCGTCGGCGACGGCCTCGGCGACGATCTTCTCGGCGCCCGGCACGAGATGCGCCTGGATGCCGAGGATGCGCTCGCGCTCGGCGGTCGCACCCAGGGTCGTGCCTTCCGCGATACCCGCGGTCGTGCCCTGGCTGATACCCTGCGCCAGCGCCTCGGCGGATGCGGAGGTCATCGCTTCCTGACGAATCTGCGCGACCAGGTCGGGATGAGCCGCCGTCAGGTCGGCCACGGTACGAATGTCCATCGGTGTGTTCTCCGATTGCGCCGCCACCGCGGCTCCGGATGGGAAGGAACGAGCCGAGCCGCCGGTGGACGGCGCGGCCGAACTGAGGGACGCGAGAACCGATTCGAAGCTCGACACGCCGTCGACCAAACCGGCCTTCACGGCGTCGGCGCCGACGAACATGCCGCCCTTGCCGAAGTCGTTCAGCACGGTGTCGACGGTGATGCCGCGATACTTGGCGACCGAGGCGACGAACTCCTCGCCGAGGCGATCGGCGATGGCTTGCAATTTGGCGCGGCCGGCATCGGTCGCCGGGTCGGGCCGCTTGTCGGGAGAGACCGACGAGACGAGCTCGATGGTCTTCACGCCGCGTTTGGCATCGGCCTCCCGCGTATCGCGCAAGGTCATGACGGCGCCGATCGAGCCGACGACGGCGGTCGGATCGGCGAGGATCCTGTCGGCGGCGGAGGCCAGCCAATAGGCTGCCGAGCAGCATTGATGGCCGACATAGGCCTCGATGGGCTTCCGGCCGCGCGCGCCATAGATCATGCTCGCCATCTCGGAGACGCCGTTCACGTCGCCGCCCGGCGAGTCGACAGTCAGCAGGATCGCCTTGACCGACGGATCGGCCAGCGCCGCATTGAAGTCGGTCGACAGGACCTGCAGCGAGGTGGCGCCGCTCAAGGCCGTGAACAGGTTGGCGTAACGGAAGAGCGGGCCCGTCACCGGCAGGACGGCCACGCCGTTGCGAATCGTCGTCCGGGCGGTGTTGTCGAGCGGCTTGTCGCGCTGGGCGGCAAGCGCTTCGAGCGCCGGCCCATGCTCGCGATTGGCGACCTCGAGGAGCGCGCGGAGATAGCCCTCTTCCATCGCCCAGGCGGTCGCGGCGACCGTGTCGAGGACACGGAACGGCAAGCGCTGCTCGGTCATGCCGCGTCCTTTCGTTCGGGTTGGTCTGCCGGCTGATCCGGTGCCTGCTGGTCGTCGGGCGGCACGTCCGTCGCGGGAACCGTCGGCTGGTCGCGTTCGACGATCTGGTCGGGCACGATCGTGCCGTCATTGCGACGGGCGCGTTCCTCAATGACGCGCTGGCGATGCTTGCGCCGCCAGTCGCCACCGGTCAGGCGGGCGGTCTCTTCCTGTCGGGTCGAGAATTCCTCGTCGACGCGCATCTTCGCGGCACCGACTTCCTTCTGCTCGTCGAGCTGGCCCGGCGGCGGCCCGATCCAGTCGCACGACGTCCACGCCTTGAAGTAGGCCGGATCGCTCAGTGCACCGGCGAGATCGGGCAAGCGCCCGCGAGCGACGCCTTCGAGGATCGCCATCTCGTAGATCGGTTGGGAGAAGCTGCCGGCATGCCAGGCGCGCCGCGCGTTGTACATTTTGAAGGCCTCGATCAGCGCGCCGCGGGCGGCGCTGTAGGAAGCCGTGAAGTGCTTGATCAGCACCTCGAGCGGGATCTCCAGGCCGACGCCGATCCACCGCAGCATGGAGAGCATGAACGGGTCGAAGGCCGTGTTCGGGCGATTCGGCAGGAACGAGGCGAGCTGCTCGCCCGGCATCAGGTTGGCGAACTGGCCGGGCGACAGGAAGCCGCGATCGAAGCCGTTGTCGCCCGCCTCCTCGTCCTCGTCGCGGCCGGCCAAGTCGACGCCGTCGCCTTCCGGCGTGGTCGTCGTGATGGCGAAGCAGGCGTTGGCGACGGCGGCGACGATCTCGGCCTCGCTGTAGCGGCCGAGGTTCAGCAATACGTCGATGACGGGTGCGAGGAACGGGACGCCGCGGACCTGGCCGGGCCGCGTGCGCCGGAAATGCTGCAGCACAAGCGGCCGCCCGGTCTTGGCGCCGTAGGCCGGGATGCGCTCGAAGCGCAGGCCCGACATCATGACTTCGCCGGGATGGCGATCGGAGAACCAGAACGCGACCTTGCGGCCGTAGGAGTCGAGCTCGCAACCGCCGACCAGCTCGAAACCGCCGGGCATTTGCGTGCCATCGGCGCGACCATCCGGGTTCATGCAACGGTCGGCCTCCACCACCTGGATGGCGAGTTCGTAGGGCGATGCCGGATTGGCGATGAAGCGCGGGATCGAGAAGCAATCGCCCGATGCGAGCGTCGACCGGAAGGTCAGATCCTGCAGGCCGTAGAAGTCCTGATCTCCGGTGATGTCGATGGTCCGCGACTCGGCAAGCAGGTCGAATTCCGCGCCGATCTGCGTCTCGAGTTCGGCGGCCTTGTCGGGGTCGAGCTTCAGGATGGCGGCGTCGAGGCGCGGGATCGGGATGACGCCGGCGCCGATGACGTTGGTCACCACCGACGCCAGCGCGCCGCCGGCCAGCGGGTTGTTGCGTTCCATGTCGCGCGAGCGGGCGCGCAGCTGGCGCAAGGAGCCCAGTTCGTCGGACCGTGGACCGCCGGGACGTGGATTGAAACCGGCGAGGTTGCCGCGCTGCGAGGCGCCGGTGTACTGGCCGCCATACTGGCCGATGAAGGAGCCGAAGACGCCCGAGGCGGCGATGCCGGCGCGCGCCTTGGCACGACGGTAGCCCGCTTCCGGCGAGAAGTAGGCGACCGTCTTGTCGATCCAGTTGGCCTTCATCGCACGATGACTTTCGTGCGGCCGATGCCGGAGCGGCCGGAGGCTTCGCGCTTCGCCATGCCGCGCAGATACTTCTCGCGCTCATAGAGCGTCGCCAGGTCGCCGCGCACCATGCGCCGTGACGAGCCGTCGGTGCCGATCTCGTAGCTCTGGCCGCTCTTCTCGATCTTGGCGATGGTCGCCTGCACGCTGGCGAGCTGGTCGGCGTAGGACGTCGGCATCAGAGACGCCCTCCGAGGCGCGAGAGAAAGGTGCGCCGTCGCCGCGGCGGTAGCTGAGTGGCCGGCGCTGCCGGCTTGTCGAGCTCAACCGCGCGCTTGTCGGCGACGGCGAAGGATGGCGGCCGCGTCCAGTCGATGCGCTCGCCGCCTAGGCGGATGAAGCCGGCGCGGGCATAGACCGCGAGGTCCCATCCTTCGTTGGCGACCCGCCGTTCGTTGTGCCAAAGGCCGTCCGAGTCGCGGGACTCGGCGCAGAGCTGTTCGAACAGCGGCGCCGGCAGGTTCTTCGAGATGTGCAACGCGGCCTCGGCCGGCTGGCCGTTGCTACGGATGCCGCGGCGCAGGGCGTTGGCGACGCCATCCTTCAGCAGGTTCACCGCCAGCAGGTAGAGGTCGACGCCGGCGCGGCTGAGGGTCTTCTTGCCCTGGGCAACCCGGCGCGTCTCGGTGCGCGGATCCCAGGGCGAGCGCCAGACGCGTACCGGGTTGGGCTTGTCGGTGCCCTTCACGAACATGGTGCGGCGATGCAGGTCGGGCCGCACACGGCGCAGCCAGCGCGCGAAGGCGTAGGCCCGCTCGGTCGCGCCCGCCTTGCCGCCCGAGTCGATGACGACGATCGCGGGCATGAGGCCCTTCGACGGATCGGCCTCGAGGCGCAGAGGCTTGTCATAGACCGCGGCGACGAGAGCGCGCCAGTGCGAGGATTCCGACGCAGGGTCGCAGGCTTCGAGATCGGATGCCGATTCGGCGCCGCCCGAGCCTTTGCCGACCGTAACGGCGGTCCCGTCGCCGCGGATGGCGATGATTTTGGTTTGGTCGACGATGGCCCCTTCGCCACCGGGCCCGAAGGCCGTCCACATGACTTCGAAGCGATCGGCCTGGACGTCGATCGAGGAGACCAGCAACGGCAAGCGGGTCGGCACGACACCGAGCGCCAGGTCGGGCGCCGCGTTGCGCAGGTCCTCGGGCGACAGGGCGTCGGATTCGTCGCCGGCCTCGTAGACCTCGCCGGCGTCGATGTTCCAGAAGGCGCGCAGCTCGGTGTCCGACCCGGTCTTCTCGCGCTCCTCGGTCGCCTTCAGCAGCTTGCGGACCAACTCGTCGAGCGTGGTGAAGGAAGCCTGCGGACCGAAGGCGCGATAGGAATCGACGATGGTCAGGCGCGTGTCGCCGGTCACGTTGCCGTGCACGTCGATCTTCTCGCCTTCCGCCAGCCATTCGCCGCGCGCGAGCAGCGTGTTGCGGTCGTCCTCGGTGTGGATCGCGCCGCAGTGCGGACAGTTGAACCAGATCTCGATGCGCGCATCGTCGGAGCGCGCGCCCTCGGGATACTGGAGATCCTTCACGCGGGTGACGAAGTACTCGCCGCAGTCGCGGCACGGCCAATAAAGATGCCGGCGCGTGCCCTGATTGTAGAGCGCCAGGCTGCCGGTCGTTGTCACGGCCTCGTGCTGGCCCGTCGGCTTGGGCGAACCCTTCACCCTCTTCCGCTTGGGCGAGCTCGTGACCAGCGTCTTACGGCGCGGGCCGAAGGTCTGGGAGCGTTTGTGGTACAGCGCGACTGGGTCGCCCTCGCCGTCGATGTCGTCATCCATCGAATCCCGCTCGTCCAGCCAGTTGTGCGGGACGGGCTTGGACGAGGCGTTGGCCGACGTCGGCCAGCTGAGGTTGACGATGCACTGGTCGAACGTCGTCATGAACTTCGAGCGACCGCGCTCGCGATCGCCGAGCTCGGGACTGGCATCGACCATGCGGCCGAGACGTCGTTCCGAGAAGTCCTCGGCCTGCTGCTTCTCCGGCAGCACGATCTGGAAGTCGGCCGGATCGACCCGTACCGAATGGAGCGCGAAGTTGAGGCCGATCTCGGTCTTGCCCGACTGCGCCGGGCCGACATAGAGCACGATCTCGTACCGGATGTCGGTCAGCGCCTGCATAATGCGCACCAGCGCCGGCGCGAGCGCGTGGCGCCAGGGACCGGAGTAACCCTGCGGGTTCTTCAGGACACGGTACATCTCCGCGGCCTGAGCGACGTCGACGTCGGGCGGCGGCAAGAGGATCGAGGCGACCTCGGCGCGAGCCTCGGCGGACGATGCCAGCGGGCCGACGCGGAAGCGCTCGGCGTCAAAGGGCATCGCTCGCCGGCCTCAGCTGCGGATCCTTGATCTGGCCGTTCATGGCGACCAGCGTCTCGCGCACCAGGCGCTCGGCCTCGGCCGACTGTTCGGGACTGAGACCGGCAGCGCGGGTCAGCGTCGCCGACCACCCGAGCATGTGCTGGCGGCAGACGCCGAACACGGCGGCGAAGTCAGCCCGCACGTCCTCGCGCGTGACGAGTTCGCCCTTCTGCTTGCTGACGATGATCGCCAGGCGCTCGGCTTCCAGAGCTTCGCGCACGCCGTCGAGGCCGCCCTCGGGCGCCAGACGCTCGCCGGCGAACATCTCGGCCTGGGCGGCGCCGATGCGACGCTGCCGGTCCTGTTCTGCCTCGGCCTTCAGCGCATCCTGCTCGTCGCGCCACACCTTCACGGCATGGAAATCGAACTCGTATGCCACGCCGTTGGAACCACCGCTCTCGAGCGGGCACTTCTCAGCGATCCAGCCGTCGACCGTTGGGATGCTGACGCGGAACATGCGCGCCAGCTCGGTCTTGTTGACGATCAGCTTCTCGGTTGGCTCGACCATGAGACAACAACCGGAACAACAACCGGCCTCCGAAAAATCAGGTGAAAAATCACAAACCCAACACGGTTCGAATTACCCGCGATGGGGGTGGGCGCCGGGAGGACCCGCAGAGGGTCAGCCTCAGCGGAGGAGGCCCTTGGTGGCGGCGTAGTCCCAGGCGCGCTGGTAGTTGCGTGGCATCCACGCGAGCGCCGAGCGTTGGCCTACTCCGGTGAAGTCGAAGCGGGCTCGATAGGCCGGCGCTCGTGTGAAGATGAGCACGGGCGCGACACGATGGCCGGACAGGCGCTGATAGACACCCGGCGCCAGGCCACGGCCGGGCTTGGGTACGAAGTACTCTTCGTTCCGTCGCACGCCACGGCCTCGGCCATTGCGTGCGGAAGTGTAGCCGCCCGTACGCTGTGCACCGAGGGCCGACAGGATCTTCACGATCTGCCCGCGGCTCATGTTGCCGTATGCATCGATCTCGGCTTTCGCGCCGGGCATGGCATACATGCCGGACGGCAACAGACCGCGACCGCGCAGCGCCTGCTCGAAGCGCTTCAAGTCGCGTCCACCGCCTTCGATCTCCGGCGCCAGATAGACACCGGCCGCCGTGCCCTTGGGCGCGAAGTCCTTGAAGTAGACATGCGACTCCAGCCGTCCCGGCAACGCCGGCTGGGTGAACAGCGAATTGAGCGTGAACGGCGTCGGCCGATCGAACACCTCCAGCATTTCCGCCGTGAGGTCGATCTGCACGTCCGTCGCCGTCCAGTTGAGCGCCAGTTCCACGACCTTGGGCTGCGCCTGGTTCTGCACCCGGTCGATCTTCTGCTGGAACTGCTTGATCGTGTCCCGGATATCGATCCGGAACATGGCTACGGAACGATGGCGCCCGCGTCGTAGCCGCGCAGCACCTGAATCTGGTTCGACCCACGGCCGATGGCCGCGACCGTGACCTTGTTCGTGCTGACCATGTCGCCCACGGGATCGAGCCGTCCGGCCGTCGCGCCCATCACATAGACCGTGCCGGCCGCCGGTGCCGCGCCGGCGCCGAGCGTCACGATGGCGCCGGGCAGCGCGATGGTGCCGCGCGCGCCTGCGGCATCGGCGGTGAACAGCGCGATGCCATTGCCGTCCTGACCGGCTTCCGGCGCCGTGCCGTCGCACTGCGCGTTCTTCCAGGTCTGGGTGGCGGCGTCGTAGTAGACCGATGCGCCTGCGGTGAACGCTTCACCCGCGACGGCGCCGACCGCGGTCGGACCGGAGACATACGCCACCTGCGCGGGAGTGACCGATAAAGCCGCCATGGTAGGCCTCGATTTGTGGGGTCAAAAAGGTTCGGCCGCGAGGAGGTTTGCTCCTGCGGCCGACTGTGCCCGATACATACCCGAATTTTGGAAAGCGTGGAAAGCGCTTTCAGATTTTTCTGTGCATGAACTGAGCGACGCGATGGATGTCGTTGAGATCGGGCGATGATCCGGCATCGTTGAAGTGTTGCGCCAGCGTGCCGAGCATCGCCTGCTTGCGGCTTCGGACGGTCGGATGGGACGTGCGCAGCGCACGCGCCGTCTCGCGATCGCTGATGTTGGCCGCAATGGCGAGGATGATCGGAAAGTCGACCTCGTTCAGGAACGGCGCCAGCAGCGTCTCGACCTCGTTCGCCGCGTCGCTGTCGACCGTCGTCACCGGGATGCGCAGGCGCGTGCCGATGGCCGCGTCCTTCCAGGCTTCGCGCACGACCTCCGGCATGCACGAGCCCTCACGGCGCGGCGCGGGATTGGGATCGCGACTGCGCACCCACATCCAACGCTGCAGGCGGGCGCGGACGGTGAGCGCGCACCACGGATCGCCCAGCATCGGCAGCCGCATCTCGACAGGCTTCGACGCCTCAACGAACCGCGTCCGGGCATGGCGCGTACGTGGAATCGGCAATCCCGCATCATCGACCACGACGACGCCATCGGCGTTCGTCACCACCCCTGCCCGCTCCTCGAGCCCCGTCTCCACCACGATTTGCCGCTGATCCATGACCCTCTCCCCCGCCACACGCACCGTCCTGCCGAGCCTCATGCCCACACGCCCGACGGGTCGCCTCGCGCGCGCGCAGCTACACCGATGACAGCTGCAACAACCTTCTGATCTCTCCATTCTGGACTCTCTGATGCGAAGCCGGTTTCGTGGAAAATCAACGGCTTGGCGCATCGAGATCGCGAACAGTTCGCCGACTGTTTGCGAATCATCGGCGGACTGTCGGCGATCCGGGCGCGGTCTTCCCCGCTTTCCTCACGCTTATCCCCCGTTCCGCCCACAAGCACCGGCCGGAACGGCAGCGCGCCCTGCGGACCGTTGCCGCCCTCGCCGCCTTCGGTGTCGTTGCCGCCGCGCTTCCTCTTCGGGACGGCCTGGCGCTGCTCGTCGCGCTCGGCGATGTCTTCCTCGACCGTCGCATTGAACAGATAGCCGTCGCGCTCGTAGACCTTGCCGCGCTTGAACAGCTCGGCCAGCGGCTTGTTCACGCTGCGCCAGTCGCGCGCGCCCGTCATGTCGGCGATCCGGCGCTCGTCGGCCGGCACGCGCTGGCCGTCACGCCAGCAGGTGATCAGGTCGGCATAGAGGCCCTTGGCGGCATAGGACATGTTGCGGGTGCCGGCGAACCACCGATTCACCACCCACTTGAACCACGCGTCTTTCACAGATCGGTCCCGATGCCGTACAGTTTGAAGGCGGCGCACACGCGCCCGAAGTAGTACTGGTCGCGCCACCACATGCTGAGATGCATCTCGTGGTCGAGGTCGTCGACGTCGCCGAGATCCGGCCGCAGCCGGCAGATGGTGGCGATCGCCGCGCGTCGCTCCCAGCGCGGCGCGCGGTGGAACAGGCTCTCCATCGCCGTTGAGACGACGAACTCGCGCGGCGCCGGGCGTTTCGCGGGCTTGTGGGCGGAACCGTCAGGCATCAGCCGACGACCTGCGAGAGCAGCGGCGCGTCCCCGTCGATGCGGCCGCGCGCCAGGCCTGCGTATTCAGGATTGAGCTCGACCAGGACGGCATCGTGGCCCATGCGATCGGCAACGAGGCCGGTCGTGCCGGAACCGCCGAAGGGATCGAGGACGAGGCCGCGCCGATCCTTGGGGAGCCCGGCCATCAGGCATCGCTCGACCAGCGCCGGCGGGAACGTGGCGAAGTGCGCTTCCTTGTAGGCAGCCGTTGCCAGGTGCCACACCTCGGGCTCGTAGTTGCGCAGGTAGCGCTTGTCGACCGGCGCCGTCGTCGATGCGTGGAAGCTGCCTTTGCTCCGGATGTTCGAATCTTCAGGCGCGCTCTTGGGCGTCACGCCTGGCACGCGGCCCTTCTCCCGACCGCCACGATGAAAACTGCCGTGAGCCCCCGGCCCCGTGTCCCAATTGTCCGGCATCTTGTAGGGCCGAGCGACACGCGCATTCGTGTTGCCACTGACAGGTGCCTTGACCGCCTCGAAGTCGTAGAACGGTGCATCCGTCTTCCCCAGCAGGAAGATCTTCTCGTGCGCGGTCGACGGCCGATAGCGGCCGGAGGAATCCGGCATGCCGTTCGGCTTGCCCCAGATGATCTCGGAGCGGACCCACCAACCATCATCCTGCAGCGCGATCGCGAGCCGGTTCGGGATCATGCAGAGGTCTTTCGGCTTCAGGTAGCCGCCGGCGACAACTTTTCCGGTGTGAGGCACGCCGTCGTTAGCACGGTGTGCTTCGCCATTCGACTTGCGAGCTGCGCGCCTCAACATCGTTTCTTGAGAACGCCAATTCGGATCGTAAATCGGCCCGATGGTCGAGAACGGCTTGTCGCGGAACGTCCGATCATCCGTGCCCGCCGCCTTGGTATCGGCCGCGCTGCGACCATTCGGCGCCGTGGCATAGCAATCGCCGTAGTTGAGCCAGAGTGAGGCCTGCGGCTTCATCACGCGCCGCACCTCGGCGAAGACGTCGACCATCACCGACAGATGCTCGCCCAACGTCCGCTCGAGGCCGATCTGCCCCTCGACGCCGTAGTCGCGCAGCCCCCAATAGGGCGGCGAGGTCACGACGATGTCGACTGAGTCGGGCGGCAGCTCGCGCAGCTTTTCGCGCACGTCGCCGATCAGGATGGTGACGGTCATCATCCAACCCCGCAATTGCAGCGATCGAGCAGGTCAGGCTGCAACAGCCCGACCTCCCGATTTCGGATGAAGAGATCGACCTCCGCTTGGGCGGCGGCGCGGTGGTCGCGCACGTAGTCCCGCATTTGGCGATAGGTCCAACCGTCCCGGCGGAAGCGCGCCGCATTGGCGCCGCGCGGAATTTCTTCTTCGCCAAAAAGCCCGTCGACGATAATGGTGCCGCATTGACCGGCGGCAACCAGAGCCGAAATTGCGTCCTCTTCGCCGATCCACCAATCTGCCGCACGGATGTCATGCAGCAGCACCATCAGAATCTTTTCGCGCGCCTTCAGATGACATAGGCGGCAGTTCCCAAAGGCTTCGTCTTCCAGTGCGAGGTCGAACTCCCGAGACGCCCAGCTAACCAACACATCGAGCTTTCGGATACCGGCCTCGTAGAGCGGCCACGCGCTTTCGTAGCGTTCTTTCCCAGACCGATTGCGCGCGAGCCCCTTTTTGTAACGGGGCTCTTCATCGCGCCGGATACCAACCCAAGCCGTCCAGGTGTCCCAACCTTGAGCGAGGCAGAACGCCTTGGCGGCTTCGACCTTCAGTACTGTCGTGCAGAATCGGGCAACACTGTTCGGCAGAAATCGCCGCTTCCGGTTAATCTCCGAGAACCAGCGGCCAGTCCGGTCCATGGAGTTGTGACCAACCTCCTCGAAGCCGGGGCTTCCCGGTCGCCATTCAATGCGATGGACACGATGCCCCCACCACGCCTCGCATCGGTCAACGAAGCGATAGGTTGCCTCGTCCTCCAGGCCGGTGTTCTGGAACGAGATCAACACGTCAGCGGGGAGCCGACCGCCATGGGCCTCGATGGCACGCGTCACCATCTCGCCAGATGTACGGCCACCACTAAATTGCAGAATGCCGGGACCTTCGACGCGGAAAGGATCGCTCATCAATGCGCCGCCCTTTCCTCGCGCGCGTCGCCGCCGGCGAAATTGTCGATGATCAGGCCTTCGTCGAGCCAGCGCGGATCGAAGGTGGCGGCGTCTAGCGGCACGGTGATGATCCGACGTGAAGGAAGGAAAACAGCCCCGCGAGGACCAGCACCAACAGCGCGACGCCCAGCAGAACGAAGGGCGCGGCACAAGGCGACGGACCTTCCACGGGCGGCATGGGCGGCGGCTTCGGCATCAGTAGCCGCGCTCCCGCTCGTCCATGCGCCGCTGCCAATGACGCCATTCGGGCTCGGCCAGCACCTTCGCCGGCACGACCACACAGTCGGCATCGCGCCATTCCGGCTTGCCGCATTCGGCCTCTGCCTCGGCGCGGGAATGGAACACAGGCTCGGAGAAGACACCCTGGCAATCATTGTGGAGTACCCACACGTCGCCATGATCGAACTCGAACAAGGCACAGAGCGGACAGTAGGCGGTGTGGCGCGCCCCATGGACGAAGGCCCGCTTGTCGAAGCGCCAAAACAGGCACTCGCACATATCGCAACGGACAACCGGCAAGCAGCGCAACGCGGCGGTGGTGAGAGTCCGGAGGCTCATGCCCTACCCCACAGCTGCCGGTACATCTCGAGGAACCGATCAACGGCGGTCGGCGGTGTCCAGGCGACGATCCGGAGGCCGAGATTGGCGCGCTGGGAGATGCCCGTTTCCGCGAGGGCGGCGTACGGGAACAGCGCGATCATCTCGTCGATGACGATGCGACCGTCCGCATCCTTCACCGCGAGCGCGATCGGCGGGAGCTCGAAGCGCTTGAGGATGGCTTGCTCGACCAGGCTCTCGATCAGCGCGAAGCCCGGCAGGTCGCGTTTCAACGGACGGATGACATCGCCGACATAGGCCTCGGCCGCATCGTGCAACAGCGCCTGCCGGGCGAGGTCGGGCTTGCCCTGCTTCACGAACCATTCGGCGAGCAGCACCGAATGCTGCGCCACGCTGTAGAAGTGCCGCGTATGGCCGTTGTAGCGGCCTTGATGCCCGAGGGCGTGGGCGATGTCGTCGATGTCGACGTCGCCCGGGCGTGGATCGAGCGGCCAAAACTGCCGGCCCGACCAGGTCATCATCCAGTCGCCGCGGCGCTCGTTCGCAACGGGCGCGCTCACCGCAGCACCATCGCGCCCAGCACCACGCCGGCGGCGAGCATCGAGGCACCGGCGATCAGCAACAGGAAGCCGAGATCGAACCGCTTCGCCGGCACGATCGGATCGCGCGTCGGCGGCAGGGCGTGCCATTTCCGCCACTGAAGGTCGCGGGTCATTCCTCTCCCCTTCGCTTCGGCTGTTCGGGCACGCCGAGGCCGCGGCCGTCGGCGTGCTTCAGGATCTGCTGCCAGGCCGCGGCGCTGACCTGCACGGTGCCGCGCTGGCCGAGGCTGGCGACGATGCCGCGCGCCAGCTTCAGCACCGCCGTCCGGCGCACGAGGTTCGTGTCGATCGTCCAGGCGCGGCGCAGCGTCGTGCACAGCGTGCCGGCGTCGAGATCGGTCTCGCGCTCGGCGCCGCGCATGAGGTCGACGCCGCGCCTGTGGGCGGCCGAGGCGATCGACTGCATCAGGCTGTCGAAGTCCGGCGCCTGCGGCGCGTTGGGACGGCTGAGGCGCGAGGCGATGTCGCCGGCGAGGGAGAAGTCGTTCATGGTCAGCGGCGCGAGGCGCGGGCCTTGCGGGTCCTCGGCGGCTCTGCCGGCGCCGGCGCCGACGGCGGCTTCACGAACAGCCCGCGCCGGAAGGCGGCGATGCGCTTCTGCAGGGCGCCGGTGTCGGCTAGCAGGCGGCAGCGCTCGGGCCAGTCGATCGTCTTGTCGTGGTCGGCCTTCACGAAATCGTCGAGGCAGCGGGCGGCATCGCAGACGATGCGGGACACCTCGACATGCGGCGGCGGCGGCGCGGCGTCGTTGGTGGCCGGCAGCGCGGCGATGACGTTGTGCTGCGCGACCTGGCAGAACACCGCCGGGAAGCCGCGCTTCACAAGCCCGGCGTCGATGACCAGGGCGTCGCGCAGCTGTATGTGATGCGCGCGCTGGTCGTGGTCGCTGAACTTGCGCACGAGATCGCCGCTGACGCCGATCCAGTGGCCCAACTCGTCGGCGCCGACGAAGCCGATCGCCTGTTCCAGGGCGTCCTCGAGGGACCCCGGTTCGCGTACTTTAGCCATATCGTTTTCCCCGCTCGTCGAAAGACAAGAACCGCCGTCAGGCCGCTCCCATGTCGGTGGTGCCCCTGAAGGAGGCGGTTAAGTTGAGTGAGTTGAGTGAAGGCATCAGGCAGCAGCCTGCTTCTCGGCGATGCGCGCGAGCACTTCGAGGGTCACACCCTCGATCTCCCGCTTTTCCGCGGCGGCCACGACCTTGCGCCAGACACGGTCGGGCAGAGTGTTGCGGTTACGCCAGGCCCGGCAGGTGCCGGATTCCTCGCCGATATCCTCGGCAAAGGTCACCGGGGACGGCTTGGGCCAGAGATCGATGATGTCGGCGAACGTGTGCACACCAGAAACGATACAAAACGTATCGTTTCATGACAAGGCAAAATGTATCGCTTTGAACGATACACTTTGTATCATGTCCACCCAGGGCGAGAGATTGCGCCAAGCCATTGAACTGGCGGGCTTTACCAAGATCGCACCGTTCGCCGAGTCGATCGGCGAGCCGGCGGTGAAGGTGCGCCAGCACATCAATCGCGACAGCATCCCGTCGGGCATGGTGGAAAAGTATGTGCGCCGCCTCTCCTCCATCGGCGTGACGACCGACTGGCTGATGTTCAACAAGGGCAAGCCGCCCAAGGGCCTCAAGGAGGCGAAGAGCGGCACGACGCGGCTGTTCGGCGAGGACCGGCCCGCGGGCGCATCCATCCAGATCACGCATACCGTCGGCGCCGGCGACGAGATCTTTCCGGTCCATGGCGACTCGCCGCTCGGCCATGTCGCCGCGCCGCCAGGCTATGAGACCGGCGGCGCCGTCGCCATCAAGGGCGATTCAGGGCTGCCCGCTTTCCACGACAAGGACCTGCTGTTCTATAAGGAATGGGAGAGCCCGCCGACTCGCGCCCGGCAGCTGCCCAAGCGCGCCGTCATCCTCGAGCTGAAGGATGGGCGCAGCTACCTGAAGAAGCTGCTGCTGGGCTCCAAGCCCGGCCGCTATCACCTGCTCAGCATCAATCCCACGACGCCCGTCATCGAAGACGTCGCCGTCAACCGCATGGCGCGCATCGGCTGGGTGTGGGTGGAAGGCTCGCCGCTCGCGGACTGAGCTTCGGAAACCAAGCTCAATGACAAGTCGAAGACCGGTGCCTGCTTTATCGCGATGTCGAAGAAACGCAAGTTCTACAACTTATTGGGGATTCGGAAACTGCCAATATGATTGAACAAGAGGGGCGATATCGTTGCGAGGCTTCACGACCTGCGCCAGTGGCAAGGCGCTATTATGACATCCAAAATCGCATTGGACGCCGCTGTCCGCTGCATCACTTCTGCGGTGTAGTCGAGTTGGGGTCGATATATGATTGAACTTAGTGTGCTCACCGTTGTGTCATTTGGAGCTTCACTGCTCTGCTTCTTTTTTGGCTTTCGAGTCTATTTCATCTCGCGCAGACTGCGAAGAGAAGGTTCTTCGGGTCAGATTGGTCCTTGGGGAACTGCAACCCAAACTCCTGAAACGCGAGCCCGAAGGGACGCGCTCCACAAAGCGAGGCGTCGTAACCTTTATTTGGCTGGCCTTACTACCGCCATCGTTGTTGCGCTGTGGTTGTTTGCGACCGTTTGGGTAGCGGGCAAGTCAGTTCCCATTGTGGTGGAAGCTGGACAGCAAACTCGAGCCCAGCCGAGTGGTGTGCAACCTCCATTCGATCGTAAGACGGAAGCTGCTCTAGCGACCTTCCGCTGGTGGATGGCTCTAATTAGCAGTTCAATTGCTGCTGTTGTCTTTGCCGTTAAAGGAATAGTGGAATGCCTTTTAGCGCAACGGCATCGCGTGCCGCAAAAGCGAGCAGTATTTCCGGACACATTTCAATTCAGTTCATACGGCCCTGATGGACAGCTAAGTCTGAAGCGAGCGACGAGGGATTTAGCACTGGCAACCATAGGTTTATTTTGTGCCATCGTCATATGCATGGTGTGCAATTCTTGTTTTGAGCGCCGCGCGCATGCGGACCTGGTCCGAGACACCGAGAAGGTGAGGAATCAGACATGACGCTAGCCGAGCGCCGGGTCACCTAGATGCGCATCCCTTCGGTGATCAGAATGCAATGCCTCGTCTCATTGAAAAACAAATATCGGATTGTAGTAATAAATGGTCCGTTTTGCGGTCTGTTCGACCATGCACAATTGATAGGTGTACGCAGATGCAGTTCCATATGTCTGGAGCTCCCGCGCAAATTCGCAATCTGATTCAGCCAAAGACTTCCAAGCCTGATGTGCTCTTATAAAACCTGGAAGGGCCGGCTCGGGATCAGGGCCCGGTCCTTTGCCTTTGGTATCGAGATCTATCTTCGCGAGCTTAAGCATTGCCGCGTCATAGGACTCCTTTAGCAATTTCTGCCAAACGGCGAGCTCCGCGGCGGCGCAATCACGCATTGTTTCGGCTACCCTGCCAAACGCCTCATTATCTCTCACGCACCGCCATGTTTCTGCCAAAGCGCAAAGGCGTTCGCTGCCTCTTACTGGATTGACCAAGACGATCTTTTCTACGGATTGCACGCACAAACGTATTCGCTGCTCTTCCACTTCGATCGTGGGTGATTTTTGCGCCAGCGAGGCCTCGTGAGTGGCTATTAAGACAAAGACACACACCACTCCGAGCAAACAACCTTTGACCGCGCGCCGCGCACGCAGTCCACGTTGCTGCCAAGAAACCATGCCTGGAATCACATTGCTCTCCGTCTTTTTGCGCATCATCGGCACGTCTCCTCCCCGACGTCGCTGCCGCAATAGCGGCACTTGATCGCCTGTCTGGATGAGACGCCCGAGGAGAGCCGAAAAAGCGTTTCTTCCCATGGCTGTAGCCTCGATTTCCACGGGCCCGGGCGCAAGCCCTGATCGTTCCACAACCGGGCCGAATCGCATTCGATACAATTCGTATTGACCATAAACGATACGTTTTGTATCGTTCTGTTCGTCGACGCCCTCGTGGTGGGGGATGAGACCGGCGGCGGGGCCTTTGTTATGAAGGATTCGCTGTAGCAAGGGGCTGAGCCCCGCCGCCGAACACCTTTCCAAACGGGGAAGCGCGATGGCGGCGACGGTCCAGACGAACGCGACGACAACGGCGGTCTCCGGCACCGGCCCGCAGGCGCCCAGGGTCAAGGCCCTGCGCCGATTGATCGACGGCCTGACCGGCGACGTCGAGACGGTGACCTTCGAGGGCATCGCCTTTCCGCTGACCTTTGCCTTCGACGACACGCCCGGCGAGCCGTGCCCGATCGTGATCGGCGATGCCGATGGCGAGGAGCTGGCCCGCGCCCGCTCGCCCTATCACGCGTCGATCATCGCCCGCTCGCTGAACAACGCCTACGGGCCGGGCGTGAAGACGCTTCCCGCGGCGCTGATGCGCGAGATTCGCGCGCGGCGGCCCGATCTGGTGCAGCCGTGAGGGCTTTGCTGCGCCCGCTGCGCGAGGGACCGCGCGCCGAGACCTTGAACGTGCGCCTGCTGTCGCGCACGGGCCGCGACCGCATCACCGTCGAGGTCGGCCCGCGCAACATCTACGCCGTCGACCGCTTCCGCCTGTTCGATCCGGCGCAGTCGGCGCGCCGCATCAGCGAGCAGGAGTTCGCGACCTTGCCCTGGTCGGGCAAGGGGCCCGACCCGTTGAAGGCTGTGGCGAGCGACGCGGTGACGTCGTGATGCGCACCGTCGATCCGTTCTCGCTGCAGGCCGCCGCGCAACGCGTGTGGGCCATCCGCTTCCTACTGCCGCGCGGCGCCATGGACCTGACGGCTGCAGTGACGTCGCTCGAACGCCTGCGGATGCATCCCCATCCGCGCATCGCCGCGCTCGCCGACGCGACTCTCTGCGACATCGCCGACCGTTTGATCTTCAAGGGGAAAGAGGCTGCATGACCACGCTTGGCAAGAACACGCCGGACGCCGCCGCCCTCACGGGCTACCTCGAGCGCATCGAGAAGCTGAACGGCGAGATCAAGGACCTGCAGGACGATCGCAAGGTCGTCTATGCCGAAGCCAAGGCGCAGGGCTACTCCAATCGCCAGATGCGGCGCCTGATCAGGGTGCGGGCGATGAAGCCGCACGACCATCAGGAGGACGAGGCCGAGTTCGCCGTGTACGAGCACGCCGTCGGCCTCGCCGTCGAGCCGCCGCTCCTGCGCTTCATGGCCAAGGCCGGCCACGACACCGCCGTGCGCGACCAGGTCATCGAGGCAATGAAGTCCTTCGTGCCTCCCTACGGCAAGGGCGAGATCACCGTGACCATGGAAGGCACGCCGGTGCGCCTGGTCCGCACCAAGACCGGCGAGGTCGAGATCAAGGACGTCGAGAAGCCGTTGCCGTTCTCGCCGGCTCCGGCCTCGAAGGGCAAGCCGAAGGCCGAGGTGCCCGACGTCGACGACGACGGCGCCTATGCGCTCGGGCGTCAATACGCCCGCGACAACCGCCCCATCATCGAGAACCCGTTCCCGTTCGGCGACGGGCGCAGGCCGCGCTTCGACGCCGGCTGGCGCAAGGAGAATGGCGGCGACGGCATGGGACCGAGCGAGGGCTGATGGCGCGCCGCCACCAATCCTCCGACGCCGAGGACCTGCTCGACTTCGGTGATCTCCTGCAGCCCAGCGAGGCCGCCGAGCCGATCCTCGGCAAGGGCGTGCGTGGCGCGCTGCTCGAATGGCTGGAGGAGATCTGGGCCGAGGCCGAGCTGATCGCCGCCAACCTGAAGCCGCGCAAGCGCGCGATCTTCGACGGCAAGCCCGGCACCGGCAAGACCACGCTGGCGCATCACCTCTCTGCGCGGCTCGGGCTGCCCATGCTCGTCGTTCGTCCCGAACGGCTGATCGATTCCTTCGTCGGCTCGACGGGCCGCAACATCGGCGACCTGTTCGACATGGTCGCGAAGACCGGCCCGGTCCTGATGTTCATGGACGAATTCGACGCCGTCGCCATCAAGCGCAAGGCGGCCAACCACGGCGCCGAGGAAGAGCGCAATTCGTGGGTCAACACCCTGTTGCAGCGTATCGAGCAGTATGACGGCTACCTGATCGCGGCGACCAACTTCGCGAGCCATGTCGATCCGGCCATCTGGCGTCGCTTCGACGTCCATATCACCCTGGAGCTGCCGGGACATTTCGAGCGCGAGCGCATCCTCGAGCGCTACCTGAAGCCCTGGGGCCTGCCGAAGCAGCCCCTGCGGCTGCTGGCCGACAGCATGGAGACGGCGAGCCCGGCGCTGATGCGGCAGTTCGTCGAGGCGCTCAAACGCAACCTGATCATCGGCCCCAAGGTCGGCTGGGACCTGCGGCGCGACCAGACGATCGACCGCATTGTCGCCGGCATCCAGCCACATCCGGAATTCGGCAAACCCCGCCTGTGGAGCCGGGGCGCAGCCGATGCCGCGATCGCCGCGATGCCGTGGCCGTTGCCGAAGGCCGACGAGATCGATGAGACGGCCGCCCCCCCAAGTGCGCCGGCGGATACCGTCGTGCCCTTCCCGGCTAAGGCCAGCGGATGAACGAGCGCGCCATCTCCGTCGTCACCGACGAAGTCGCCGACCGTCTGCGCGATTTCGTCGATAGCATCGTCACACTTCGCGACGGAGCCTATGGCGGCCACGAGCTGGTACAGCTTCTCCGGCGTCACGGCCTCGTCGTCATCGATCCCATGCGGCATCGGTCCCTCATCGACGAGACCGTCTATGCCGGCGCGCTCTACCGCTCGCGCCATTGGCAAGACCTCGCCGAGCAGCGCGCGCCCGTGCCGATGGTGCTGCATTGCCCGAAGTGCGGCGAGCAGCACGTCGACAAGCCCGACCCGCCGCACTGGACCAATCCGCCACACCGCAGCCATCTCTGTGCGCAGTGCGGCTGGATCTGGCGGCCGGCCGATATCGACACGGTCGGTGTCGAGGCCACGCTGACACGCGGCCGCCTCGACGGCACGTATCAGCAGCCCGAGGCCGCCGCCGAAGGCACAGCCCCCGAGTCCCATGGAGAGTCCGACGATGTCACTCGCTGACGCCCGCGCCGCGGATGCCTTTTTCGCCGTCCTGCCGGTGCCCCCGCGCAAGCCGCCCTCGCTCGCCGAGCTGCGCCGCCACGCCAAGCGGCGCACGCACCTGATGGCGCAGGTCATCGTGCAGCGCATGACGACCGGCAACGGCGTCACCGACGCCGATCTGCGCCAGGCCGGCTTCAGCCAGGGCGAGGTCGACGCCTATTTCGACGAGGCTCGGCGCACGTCGGGCATTCAGCTGGAGGTTTGACGACCCATGATCACGAGGAATACGGCGATGGATATCGCCCTCGCCTATCGCGAGATCGAAACCGCAGAATCCCTGCTGGCTGAAATCGTTGAGGGCCTGCAACGTCGGCAGTTACCGGACGTCCGGGATGCCTTTGGACGACAGCAGGACGGACTTCAGCTCGGTGTTCCTCACGGCACCGGTCACCGGCTGTTCAACGTGCCCTGGTCGCTTGCCAAGCCCATCATCGAAGCGCATGTCGCGCACCATCGGTCGCGCATCGCCATTCTCACTGAGAAAGCGCGGGAGGAGATGAATGGCGGCCTCACGGTTGAGGAGCCGCGATGATGGGCGACCACCTGATCGACGGCGAGTTCCAGTCGGACAAGTACCCAACCACACCGCGCGGCAAGGTCCCGCTGAGCTGCAAGGACCCGATGGCGCAGGATCTGCTGTGGGACTACGCCCAACGTCGGCGCACGATGGATGCAGAGTTCGCCGACGACCTCGCGCAGGCGCTCAAGAACGCCGGCTACAAGCCGCCGGCGCCGAAGGTGGACTCGCGGCTTCTGCCTGCCCATCTCAGCATGATGCGGCATGCTCTCGGCACCGATCGCGGCGGCGTGGCCTGTCGCAACCACTATGCCGCCGGCCGGGCCACCTCGACCGAACGGCTATGGCGGGACCTCGAGAGGGTCGGCTGGGCGGAGAAAATGCCGGACGGCGCGTGTAGCGAGACGACCATCATCTTTCGCGTGACCGATGCCGGGCGCGAAGCGCTCATGATCCGGGAAGCATAGATGGCCGAGACCACCAAGATCGAATGGGTCGACCACACGTTCAACCCGTGGATCGGCTGCACGCGGGTCAGCCCGGCCTGCGACCACTGCTATGCGGCGGCGATGTCGCATCGGCGGAAGTGGGCACGCTTCGAGACGGGCGCGCCGCGCAAGCGCACCGGCGCCGCCAACTGGCGCCAGCCGCTGTTGTGGAACCGCAAAGCCGAAGCCGCCGGCCGGCGCGCCAAGGTGTTCGGGCCGAGCCTCGCCGATCCCTTCGATGCCGAGGTGACCGATGCCTGGCGCGACGACTACGTCGCCCTGATCGAGCAGTGCCCGTCGCTCGACTTCATCCTGCTGACCAAGCGCCCGCAGGTCGCGAAGAAGTATTTCGCGAACCGCACCGTGCCCGGCAACCTGTGGCCCGGCATCACCGCCGAGAACCAGAAGATGCTCGAGCTGCGCGCGCCGGCGATCCTGTCGATCGACGCCAAGGTGCACGTTCTGTCGGCCGAGCCGCTGCTGGGGCCGCTGGATCTGACGAACCTCGATGAAGGCGGCGGCAAGAGCTACAACGCCCTCACCGGCTGGCTGACCTTTCCCCGAATCAGTCCGCGATATTTGCCGAGCATGGTGCAAGGGCACACGGGGAAATTCGGCTGGGTCATCGCCGGCGGCGAATCGGGACCGGGCGCACGGCCGTCACATCCCAGTTGGTTTCGCTCCCTGCGCGACGCCTGCCAGACGGTGAACGTGCCGTTCTTCTTCAAGCAGTGGGGTGAGTGGATCGGCGTGAGTGATCTGCGCCGACTGCCCGGAGGCGGAGGTCCCGGCTTCGGCGACTATGACCACTGCAAGCAGGATGTCGCCGCCGACTCCGTTCGTGTCGGCAAGAAGAAGGCGGGCGCCCTGCTCGACGGCCGCGAGCATCGGGAGTTCCCGGCGTGAAGGCCCTGACTATCTGGCAGCCTTGGGCGACGCTGATCGTCGAACAGTGGAAGCCGTTTGAATTCCGCGATTGGCCGGCGCCACGGGCTATCGTCGGGCAACGCATCGTCATCCATGCCGCCAAACGGCCGCTAAAGATTACCGAGCTGCACGCGATCATCGACTACACACTCAGCGCCGACGGCCGGCGCGACGGTATCGACCTGCGCGCGGCGGACCTACTCGAAAAGGTTTGGCGCGAGAAAGTGTCGTTGCCATTTTCGGTCGCCCTCGGCACAGCCCGGCTCGGCGAGCCGCGCGGCTACCGCGACAAATGGGCATGGCCGATGCTCGATATCGAGAAGTGGCCGCAGCCCGTGCCGGCGAAGGGCGCGCAAGGCTTCTGGAAGTGGCGGGCGTGATCGTCGTCCGCGTCGAGCTGCACAGTGCCGTCAGCGGCGAGGTCACCGAGCTCGCCCGCGCGCACATCTTCAATCTCGGCGGTACGCAGACCGTCGCCGACTATGGCGTGCGCACGATCCGCGGACGCAGCACGCGGGCGCTCGACCTCGGCCACGTCCAGCGCAGCGGCAAGGTCGAGAACCACCCGAAGGCCGCGCTGCACGTCTGGCACCTGGTCGCCAAGGCGCTCGCTACCGTGGGGTACGGCAAGTGAGCGGCAACACCCGCCTGCTCTGCCCGGCCTGCGGCACCGCGCTCGTGCGCGGCTACGGGCGCCGGGCGGCCGGGAACGTCGTGCGCCGGCGCCGCGACTGCCCGGGCTGCAAGACGCGCTACAACACCGCCGAGGAGATCGTCGGCGTCAATCGCAAGCCGCTGCGCGCCCGCTCTGTGGCGCGGCACCAGGCCGACGACAACGCCCATGCCTGAGGGTGGTACGGTGACGCCCCTACTCCTCTGCGAGAGCCGCGGCCGCCCGCTCGCGCAATTGCGTCAGCGTGACCGGTTCCGGCAGAGGCTTCACTTCGGCGATCCACGAGGGCGGCGCGATATCAAAGCGCTCAGCCCGCAGCATCGCGTCTTCGCCGGCCGCGTACTGATCGAGCGACAGGTACTCCAAGGCCTGCAGAACATGGTGCGCCTCGTAGGCCGTGGGCTCCCGCCGCGCGAGCGCGAGGGCTGCCAGAAAGCGATCGATGCGTTGCACGACATTGCGCCGTGCCGTGCGCCGGGCCACCGGGGTTTCGCTCATGGAGCGGGAGCCTAGCATGACCGAATGGCTGACCATCCCCGAAGCCGCCACCCGGTGCCGGTATTCCCTGCGGACGCTTCGCCGCTTGCTCGCCTTTCACGGAATCGCCACCATCGGCACCGGGCGGCGGGCACGGCTGACCCTTGAAGACCTGGTCGAGCTGGAACGGAAGGAACGGGAGCGGTGCCGTACAGAATCCCCGGATTCGGGGGCAGCTTCTATGAGCCCGGCGAGCGCAAGGGCAACAGCTACGTCGTCTGGCGCGGTCGGGACGATGCCGGCATCAAGCTCGAGATCTCTACGGACGCGCGAGATCCAAAGGGCGCTCAAGCGTACGTCCGGAAGCACCTTGCCGAGCGGTCCCGTCGTCGCCCTCCAGCCGCGCGCGCCGAGGGCGTAACCCTCGCCACCGTCAACCTGCACTATCGCGCTGACCGCGGCATCGACGCGTTTCATCCCGACGCCAAGCGCCTCGACTTCATCGTCGGCCGCGACGGCGACAAGCTCGTCACCGATATCAACAACGTCACCGTGCGGGCGACGGCCGAGGCGTGGCTCGACGAGCGACGACGCACGGTCGCTGCGGGCCTGGCGATGACGCCCGAGCAGAGACGAGCCGCCAGGATCAACAAGGGTTCGCTCAAGATGCCCACCTACGCCGCCGCGAACCGCGAGGTCATCACGCCCTATCGCGCGCTGCTGCACCGCGCCGTCGCCGAGGAATGGCGGTCCGAGATCGTCGTCCGGAGCGTGCCCGCGCCGGAAGGATCGCTGCCGCCGGCGCCCCCGGTCATCGCCAACGAGGAGACCGTGTTGACGCTCCTCGAGGCGATCGAGAAGAAGATCCGCACGGCCCCGACGCCGTGGACCCTGGAGAAGCAGCTTCGCAAGCGCGCCTTCGTCTGGCTGGTGCACGAGCGCGGCTACCGGGTCAGCGAGTGGATGCGCTTCGATTGGGCCTGGGTGGACCTGCCCAAAGCCGCGGCGCGCATGGCGATCACCAAGAACAAGACGAACCTGCGTTGGGAGGAGTTCGAGCTCAGCGCGACGGCCGTCGCCTTCCTCGCCGCGCTGGGGCCGCAGGACGAAGGCCGCATCTTTCCGTGGCACTCGCGCAGCAACATCTACCGATGGTCCGACGACCTGATCGGCCCGGCACTGAAGTGGCGGCCGCACGAGAGCCGGCGGGCTATCGTCAGCCACATCGTCGCGTCTACCGGCGACTACAAGCAGGCCGGCCGCTACGTCGGGCATGCCAGCGAGCGCACGACGTACCGCTATCGGATCCTGAAGCCGGCCGAGCTCGCGCCGGCGGTGAGATTCGCCACGAAGGCTTAAGACCGGGGGGAAATGACGATGATCGCTGCGAGTTGCCCGAAATGCGGCCGCCACTTGATGACACTGACCCAGCACAAGACGCAGGTACAACCGACCTTCAACGAGTATGGCTTCAGCGTAATCCAGCTCAAATGCGGCTATGCCGACTGCCAACACCTTGTGGGCATCGTCCCCGATCACGGAGCTCTCGTCGACGAAGTCGCCAATGCGGTCGTCGACAAGCTGCGCAAGGCCGGCCGGTGAGCCATGAGCGATCCCTTCTACATCGACTTGTGGCAGGACACCGTCCGTCACTGACAGGCGACACCAGGATCCCTCACAGCATCGACGGCCACGACATACTGATTCCGGGTCCTGAAGCCAGCGGAAATTGCGTCGGCGGTGCCACTTGGCGGCGTCACTAAGTCGCTCAATTGAGCATGCGGATACCTCGGTCCGTGGCATTCAACATGGTATATTCAACCGTTGCTCGCGGGGACTATCCATGCACTTGAGCCATGTTGTCATAAAAAACTTTAGGGCACTCGAGAACGTCGATATCGATCTTACGCCCCACATGAACGTGATCGTCGGTCCAAACGCGGTCGGCAAGACCACCATTCTCCAGGCGATCCGCCTATGTCGAGCCCTGCTGGCTCCACGGACGGCCGCAGAAGCTAACCAGGCCCTGATTTCCCTGGGGGCTGCATCCCCACATTTTCCACAAAAGAATTTTTTTGGCGTCCTCGCGAGAGACTCAAGCAAGCCGGTCGAAGTGAGATGCACGTACAAGCTGAGTGAACTTGAAGTCTCTGCAATCGAACAAAGCAAGACCGCCTTGGTGCAGCGAGCGTTCCAAGCAAACCTGGGACAACCCTTTGCCAATCCGGCGACCTTTGTTCAGTTCATGTCTTCGCCCGAAGGCCAAACCGCAATCGCCAACATTACTCAGCAGCTTGGATCGCCGATTGAAAATATGAAGAAAAACAAAAGCCTTCTATTGGGCCTTACGCTCGACGCGGCGTCTGGACAGATCCGAAGCGCCGAGGGATTTGCTGGCCTAGCCCTCGCATTTTTGGAACAGAATCTGAATCCTTTCGTGTCGCAGTTCAGTTTCTTTCCGGCTGATCGGGCTTTGCCCCATGGGGAAACGCCGGTTCAGCTAGGCGCGGCGGATACCCAGCAACAACTCGAAGCGCACAACTCGCAACCCCATCTAAAATATCAGCGCCTCAAGAATGTAATCTTCAACAGCATCGTGATGGGTGACGAGCATCACCAGAATCTGAAAGATGAGTTCCGACGAATCTTTGATGGGATTCTGAGGGGGCGCCAACTTAAAAAAATAGGCACGAACGATATTGGTCTACTGACGGTGCAGGTTGAAGACACTGAAACCGGGCGCATATACGAGATCGACACGTTGAGCAGCGGCGAAAAAAATCTCGCGCTTACGTTCCTTCTTATCGCGCGCTCCATAAGTCCTGGAGGGATCGTGCTGTTCGACGAGCCCGAGCTTCATCTAAACCCCTCGGTCTGCAAGGAGTTACTCAAGTTCACTTTGGATTCTTATGCGATCCCAAGAAATCTCCAGTTCATAATGTGCACTCATTCACCCGAGATCTTGTCGGGCGCCTTTGAAGACGATAGGTGTGCACTCTTTCATCTGATTTCTCCGACGAACATCTCTCGTGTTGGTCGCAAGGCTTTGGACGAATATTCCGAGGCGCTGGCGAAACTTGGATCAACCGTCAGTGAAGCGTTGCTGTATCGTGGAACAGTATTTGTTGAAGGGGACGATGACGTCGCCTTCTTGGAAGAGGGCTATCGCGACCTACTGAAGCGATTCAAAATTAAAGATCGTGGGGGTCGAAAAGAAGTTGAGAAGGTTGCCGCCGACCTTCAGCGGTTGGAGGCCGAAGGGGCGCGGGTCGATCCCGTTCTACTTATCTTCGACAGAGATGACCTGCCTAGCAACCTTAGAAGCAGCAACGCCGTGCACGTCCTCCAATGGTCAAAGCGGTGTCTAGAAAACTATCTCCTCGATCTGGATGTGATCACCGATCTTCTAAAGAGCGAGAGTATTGCGAATAATCCGGTCAGGAACGAGGGGGATGCGAGGAAGGTCTTTCGAGATCTGGCTTTCGCTCAGCTTGATGAAGTGGTGGCACGAGAGATGTACAGCACCATGGGCTACGTCGATCCTGGGTTGCGTCCGGAGGATGTAAGTCGAGGCGACCTAGTCCAAATGGCTGAGGCGCTCTACACGCGAGCTGACAACAGCCGGCGATCGCTGGCTCTAGCTCCTAGGAACCAATGGGTCAGTGATTTTACACGTCGCTGCGGCGAAAAGCGCAAGGAGCTAGAGCCTGTATGGGAGGCGAACTGGCGAGACCTATGTGACGGCAAGCGGTTGTTTAAGGACTTGCCAAAGAAGGGCATCCTTCGCATCTCAGCGAAGGACTTCAAGCGCCGCATCCTTCGCCAGATGACAGATATGAAATCCGAAAACTGGCGGCTCGTTGAGAGCTTGCTCAAAGATCATCTACCGACGGAAAGTTCGACCGCGCAACCTGCCGGACAACCCGCCAGCACTTCCTAGTGGGTACCGGTCGCCGAGCGGCATCGCTCCATCTTGACGTACAATGCGTGGGGAAATATGGGGAAAGTGCGTGGTAGGCCGCAGGAAATCTGATGATTGCACTCCCTTGGTAAGGGAGAGGTCGACAGTTCAATCCTGTCCGGCAGCACCATCCTCCTTCGAGGCGCGACACTTGAAGATGGAAACGCTCCTGGCGCTGGCTCTGACGATGGGCACCACCC